GAGACGTTCCACTCTATGGATCAGTACGGCGACCCGTCGTATAACACGGCAGCGTCATATCCGGCTAGGATCGAGCGCCGGATCAAGAAAGTGATCTCTCTTAAAGGGCAGGAAGCGGTAAGCAACACCCTGATTATCCTTGACGGAAACGTCAGCCTTGATGAGTTCGGGCGCGACCGGGTCACACTCCCTTCAACGATGGGAAGCAAACAACCGGTTATCCTCTCAATCGAGGACGCCCGGGATCAGTCCGGTGTTAATGATCATTGGGAGGTATCAACCTAATGACTTGGGCAGAGACCTATGGGCAGGGTCCGGGGCAGGTGGAGAATTACCTCTCTTGGATCGGAGCCACCGGATCGGGCGAACGCGGGATTATCTCCTCTTCGCAGAACGCACCGGCATCTATTATGATCGAGGGGGAACAAACCGTCCTTCAAAATATATCAACCCTCATCAGCGGAGCACACGCCCGAGCGATTACGCGATTGGGGCAGGACTGCGAACAAATTCTGAGCGAATCTAAAAAAGAGGTCCCGTGGGATACCACGCATCTTCTACAGACCGGAACAGTTGAACCGGTGGAAGAGATCGACGGGTTCCAAGTCGGATATAACGCCCCTTACGCATACCGCCAGCACGAGGATATGACCCTCCACCACCCGAAGCCGGGCACCAAAGCAAAGTATCTGGAGGATCCCGCGATGCGGCTTGCACCAACAATCGCTGAGGATATTGCGGCATATATCGGAGAGGGGCTTCTGTGACCGCTGAGGGGGATTTCGCCACGTACTTAGCGTCCGGAGGGTTCGGCACCGCAGGTACGGACATCTTTGTCAACACCCTGCCGGCAACCCCGGATAATTGCATCTCAGTTACCGGGTATGCTGGCATGGCACCGGAACGCACGCACGATACCAGCGGCAACGCCCGCCCATCAGTGCAGGTACGCGTGAGGAACACTTCAGCCGGGACCGCCCGGACGAAGATTGGACAGATTTTTGACTACCTGGACGGTATCAGCAACACGACGCTAACCGGGCATTTTTACCTGTCGATCGCGGCGCTTCAATCGCCGGAATCGATGGGCACAGATGAAAACGGCAGGCACGAATGGGTCTGCAATTTCAGTACGATTCAACGGAGGTAAAAGGAAACTATGACAACAGGAGTATCAGCAGCAGAAAGCGGGAAAGGCACGACCTTCACATGGGGGTCATACCCGCTCGTAGAGATGGTGACGTTCTCCGATATCGGGGCATCATGCGCCGATGTAGATGTCACCAGCCATGACAGCTCAGGGAACTGGACGGAGTTTATCGCAGGTCTCAACACGGCGGCAGAGATCACGATGAACGGGAACCTCATCACCGGTGATACCAGCGGGCAGATGCAGGCGATTACAGACTTCGCGGCGCACACCAAGAAGACCGGTACGATCACGCTCCCAAACACCGACGCGTCAACGTGGGCGTGCACAATGCACTGCAAGGATTACAAAGTCACAGCAGATCGGACCGGAGCCCTGAAGATCAGGTTCATCATGAAGCCATCCGGACAGCCGACATGGACAGTATGAGGGGTACCTGAATGAGCGCCCCTTCCGTTCCGATCGTGCTCGATAAGGAGTACCGGCTAAGGTTCGACGACACTGATCTGGTCGTCATCGAGGAAAAACTCGGGTGTGGAATCATCCGTCTTTTTCAACCGGATAAAGTAGGGCTTTCTGTTGCCCGTGTTCTGGTCTGGCGCGGCCTGCATACGGAGAAAGACAACGGGGATCTCGTTCACACTTTCCCGCAGACGACTGCGGGCCTTACCGAGGCACAAAAATTTGTCATGGATTACGTTCAGACCGAACAGGTGACTCTCGGATCTGTGTTCGATAAACTCGCCTATGGATTGGCCGCATCTCTCGGGATGAAAATTGTCGGGGAGGATAAAGGAAGTCCAACCTCCGAGGAAGTGGCTGGAAAAAACCCGTAACAGTCACCGAACTGATCCAGCAGATCGAACCGGTGGCTTATTCGGTGGGCCTGCTTCCGGACCAGTTCTGGCGCATGACGCTGGCAGAAGTATATGCCGTGATTATGGCACGGCGACCCGTGGCACCTATGACAGAACCCACGGAAATTGAAGAAGAAGAACGACCTCCCCAATCGGCGGAAGAGATGGCGGTGTTCCTGAACATGTTAAACGCGAGTATGGGTGGCAAGGTGGTTAAGCGATGACCGTAGCCGGGGAAATCTGGATCAAACTCGGGCTCGACGCCACCAATCTGGAAAGTGGGCTCGGGATGGCAAAAGGATCTCTCACATCGTGGCGAGATGAGACCAACAAGAGCACGATGGAGGTGGCGAAGTGGGGAGCTGCTATCGCCGCAGAAGTCGCACCGCTTGTACTTGTGGCTCGTGAGATGGAAAAGGCGGCTGTTGCAGCCGGTAAATATGGTGATCATCTCCACGATCTGTCGCTCACCACCCTGATGACCGAACGGAACCTCCAGCGACTGAGTTATGCCGTGAATGCGTCAGGGGGAGATTTCGAGACGCTGGCCGGCTCAATCTCATATCTCGGAAAAAACCTCCAGAATGCCAGGGACCCCACATCACGACAGGCAGAAGCTTTTAAGGAGCTTGGCATCCATGCGGTAGATTCTAACGGCAAAGTCCGGGATATGGATCGTCTCTTGCCCCAGATCGTCGATAAACTCCACAACATGCGTGATAAAACAAAAGCCGCGAACCTGGAGATGGAGTTGTTCGGCCGGAACACCGGAGAAGTCGCTAAGATGGTGGAACTCGGTTCAGCCGGGATCAACGCATATGCCGATTCCGCTGAGCGTATGGGGTTGGCGTTCTCCCCGGATCAACTCGCAATGCAGCAAGAGTTCAATGCGCAATGGTCCGAGATGAACACCCAAATCAATCTCTTATATACTCAATTAGGTACCGCCCTCATTCCTGCGTTGTCCGAAGTCTCATCTATGGTCAGCGGTTCGATACCCGTAATTTCAGCGATGGTTGTTGAACTACAGCTCGTCGCTAACGCATATCTCGCAGCCGCAGAAGCGGCGATGGCATGGGCGTCTCTCGGATCACTTGATACGGAGGCATCTGAGGCTCATGGTACTGCTTCACAGGCCGCTTTTTCCCGTGCCGCTGGAAATCTCGAAACTCTTGGGAATTACGGATCGACGACGACATCCACATCCAAAAGCAAACTCTCTCCGAGTAAAACGCTGTATTATTCCCGCCATCCGGAGCTCACCCCTCCCGCTATGGCTTCCGGGGGAATTGTTACCGAACCCACTCTCGCCCTCATTGGCGAAGCCGGACCTGAAGCGGTTATTCCCCTGAATAAATCCGGAGGGGTTGGGGGGAGAGTCGTTCAAAATAATTATTACACTACGATCGCTTTCACCGCCGCACAAATTAAGAGTCTGAACGCCCAAAGTGCCCGTTCTCTCGCTAACCAAATCAATTCCCGGGGGAGTATCTGATGGACGTGAAATTTGTCAGTGGCCGGAACGTTACATGGGACGACACGCTCTATACTGAGGACCAGCTCGCTCTCAACAATAATTACGATCTCGGGAGTGTCGAGGCCCGGACCCTTTCGGCTATCGGCGCCGGATCGGACGGAGAGTACTATTACGGCTCCACTATAGGCACGCGGGAAAATATTTTCTTCGAGTACGCGCTTATGGCGGCAACCCCCTCAGACCGGGATGATTTTGTTCAGACGATTAAGACCGCGTTCAATCCTATCGATGGAATCGGAACCCTCACCGTCACGCTCGCAAACGGAGATATACGGGCGATCTTCTGCACCGTTGTAAAAGAACCGGTGTGCCTGACCGGGTGGGATAATCGGACGGGAGAACTCCAGAAAATACAGATCACCCTGAAAGCCTGGGATCCGTTCTGGCGCGATCCGGCGCTGAAATCCTATACTCTTGCATCGTTCACCGGTGGGTTGCACTTCCCGATTGTTGCCCCGATGGATTTCGGTACGACAAACCGGAGCGTAACGATCGTCAATAATGGCAATGTCCCGACACCGTGCACGATCACGTTTACCGGCGATGTCACCAATCCGCGTGTTGATATCGTCAATGCCGTGTATTCCGCAGGAAAATACATCGCTGCTGATATGTCCGTCAATGCGGGTGAATATCTCAGGATCAACACAGCACAGGGGCAGCATTCCGTCCGATATATTGTCGGGACTACTGACTCGAACGGGTTCCAATACCTCGATCCCGCCTCTGAATTTTTCATGATCGAGCCTGGCAGCAACACGATCTCATTCACGCAGTCCTCTGCAATCGGGGCAAGTGCCGCTTGTGCTGTCGAATATTTCGAGCAGTATATAGGAGTGTGATAAAACATGACGAAAACGATCTATCCGTATTATGTGAACAGCCCGGAAACCACGCTGGTTGACGCGATCTCTGCATACGATGTAAGTTTCAATGTGGCAGATGGTACAAAATTACCGGCCGCTCCGAATATTTCAAACTTCGGGACAGGAGAAGATTCCGAGACGTTCCGTTACACCTCTCTCGTGGGAAATCTGGTATCCGGCGTTAC